GCGAGCAACGGGCCGGCCGAGAGGCTGGCAGCCCCCGCGGCCTTGCCCAGCCCGCCCAGCTCGGAGCTCAGTAACTGGATTTTCCGCGACGCCTCGTCGCGCGCCGTGAACGCGAGCTCGACCACATTGCCGAAACCGAACGCCATTGCGCGCTAGCCTCCCGCGATGATCTGCGCCGCGAACAGTCGCGGCCCCGCCTCCTCGTAGCTCTTCATCCCGTCGAGCGCCTCATCCGCCAGCGCCGCCCGCCCGGCCTCCGCGCATTCCAGCACCGTGGCGTCCCAGCACAGCGCGTCCCACTCGCTGAGGCGCAGCCCCCACAGCCTATGGGGCGGGCGCTGGCGCTGGCCCGCCAAGCGTTCCAGCCGCCGCGCTATTGCCTGGCCCTTGGGCGTCCGCAGGAAATCGTGCCGCGCGCTCCGCGGCCTCCCGATCCGGGCTCGCCTTTCCGATCCCCGAGAGATCGCGCAGCGCCTCGATCAGCGCGTCTTGATTCTCCGGGTGCAGGTCGTTCCACCACACCGCCCCCGGCTCGCGCTCCTTGCCGAACGAGAACGGGGGCGAGACGATGCCGAGCTTGGCGATTATCTTGGTCGGGCCCTGCGACGAGATGACGAAGCGGCGCGCCTCCTCCTCCGAAATCGGTTCTTTCTGGAGGTCGCGCCCGCTGAAGGTGGGGATGCCCTCGTGGGCGACCCACCAGTCGCCGTGGTTGACGGCGCCGATTGCGACGCACAGTTTGATGCCACCGGCGCCGGGGCGCGGCAGCTCGATGATCTTGGTTTCGCGCGTGAAAAGCTCGGCAGGCGTGACGTCCGGTGGGCTCATGGGTTGGCGGGCTCCTTAGCTGGTGATGGTGGCCTGGGCGTTGGTGACCGTGATCGTCATGTAGGTCTCGGGCGAGCCGTCGTCGCCGATCGGCTCCCACGTCAGCGGCTGGGTCATCCGGCCCTGCCCCTGCTTCTCGCGGTTCACGCCCTGCGTCAGGTACGACTTGGGCATCGAGATGACCAGCTCCTTGGTGCCCGAGACGAAGTCGAGCGACGGCGCGCCCTGCGTGAGCGCGTAATGTGCATCGAACGCGGCCTGCGTCTGGAACTCCTCGACCAGCTTGAGCTGCACCTCGGGGAAGCCGTTGGCGACCGGCTCGTCGATCAGTTGCGCCGCGTAGTCGCGGACCGAGAGCGTGTTCTGGATCGAGAGCTCGAAGCTGAGAATGTCTCCGGTCGCGCCCGTGCCGTCATTGAATGCGGTGAGCTGATCGAAGAGCAGCGGGATGATCGCGGGCGAGCTGAGGGCGCCGGTCGGCGTGACGTTGGTCGAGTAGTCCTTGGCGAGGAACACCAGGCGGCAGCGGCAGACGCCGTGGGAGCTGCCCGAGAGCGTCGCCTCGATGATCTTGGCGCCGAGCGCCTGCTCGACCTTGGTCGTGGGAATGTCGCCCATCCCCAGCTCGAGCGTGTAGGAGTTGAACAACTCGCGCATCTTGAAGACGTGGACGTAGGGATTGGCGCCGGACGTCGTGCCGCCATTCGAGCCGAAGGCCGCGGTGCCGAACAGCCCATCGAGCAGCAACAGAATGCCGGAGTAGAGCATCTCGAATTCGACCGTGACCCGCACGCGCTTGGCGCCGGGGTAGAAGCCCTGACGGAGCCGCGTGCCGTCCATCGCGTCGGACTTGATGACCTCCAGCTGCACGTCGGGCGCCAGATCGAGCACCGGGATGCGGTGGGTCGCGGGAACGTCGGTGCCCCAGACCGCTTCGCGGCCGAACTGAAACAAGCTTTTGAAGTTTTGCCCATGCCGTCCCATCGCCTGCCCCCCTCTGCCGCGCTAGGCGGTCGTGGCGCTCCACTGGAACTCGACGTCGAATTTGAACTCGGCCCATGCCTCGCCCGCGCCGCCACCGGAGAAGTCGCAGACGACCGTATAGCCGTGGTCTTGAATCTGGCCCGTCACGAGCCACGGCTCCCCGTCCTCGCCCTCGAGCTGGCGATGGCGATCGAGGAAGCGCCGGAAGTCGGAACACAACTCGAGGATCGCGCCCTGCGGGTTGGTTGGGTCCTGCGTCTTGAGCCAGCCCGTGACGTGCATGAGGTCGCGGTGGCCATCCACGGCCGAGCCATCCTCCTGGTCGCTGCCGTCGATCTCGAACGCGAGCACCGGGAGCGGCTTGGTCGCGGTCTCGGCCGAAGGCCGTGGCTCGATCGTGACCGGCGGCACCGCCCATAGCTCCGGATGGAGCGCGATGTCCTCGCGCGCGACCAGATCCAGGCGCTCGACGACCAGCAGCGGATAGGAGCGCTCGCGGCTCATGCGTTCGCCTTCGCGACCAACAAGGTCGCCTCGACCTGGCCGAGGGCGAGCAATTCGCGTTCCATCTCGGCCCGGACCGCGGCGAAGATGCCGCGCGGCCGCATGCGGGCAGTCTGCTTGAGGAGGAAGAGCAAGGTGATGCGCTCCGAGCCCGGCCCGCCCTGACGCTCGGCGATCCAGAGCCGACCGCCGCGGGTGCGGACTGCGAAGAGTCCCGCCACGGCGCGCAGCGAACGCCCGGCGAAGCGTTGCTGTTCGGCCCCGGATGGGCTCTGGGCGGCGGCGGTCGGGATCCGCAGGAAGCCGCGCGGCGAGGTCCCGTGGATGGTGCCGCCCTCCTCATGGAGCTTGACATGCGGATCGGGGCTGCCAACGGTCGAGCGAAAGCTGTTGCCGAGCTGCACGACGAGGCCGCCGGGCGAGAGCCGCGCGGCGGTCTGCCCGGTGCGCCGCCCGAGGAAAGCGCCCGGGGGCGAGCCCTTGCCCCAGAATGGATCGCGTGGCGCGCGGGCTGACATGCGCGCCACCAGCTTGCGCCTCGCGAGCACCGAGGCGAGGCCCGCCAGGCGCCGGGCGGCGGCCGTAGCCGCGCTCGCCGCGCCCACGAGCTTGCCCACCATGCGCGCCAGGCCCCGGACCTCGATCCCGATCACAACCCCCTCCGGAACGGCGCGAGCATGTTGACGACGTCGGCCGGCGGGCGGAAATCGGTCAGCGTCACGCTCGCCGCGCCGATCTGCTGCGACACGGCGCGGCCCAGCTTGTCCGACTGGTCCTTGAACAGGCAGAGCATGAGCCGGTGGCAGGCCCATTGGAGCGTCGCCCACTCGTCATCGCCGCGCTCGGTGGCGCTGGGCGCCCGGTAGCCGGCGCGGCATTCGAGCTCGACGTTGGCATCGCCCTGCGGGAAGCCATCGGCCGTCAGAATCAGGAGCCCGAGCTTGCGATCGAGCCGGTAGCCGGCGATGTCGAGCGCCGTCTCGGTGCCGTCGTTCGCGATCGAGCGCGCGGCGAAAAGCTCGGTGAGCGGGAACTCGGAGCAATAGAGCGTCCGCTTCCCGGTCCCATCCTCGACGAGCGGCTCGGAGCCGGCCGTGAGCGTCACCGGGTCGCCGGGCGCCGTGGCCGCATTGTTCATGGTCGCCGCGGCGTCTGAATCGACGGACTCGATGCGTGAGCCGGGCGCAATGCCGGGCCCCACGATCGCGTCGTGCTGCTTGAGCGACGCGGCGAAGCCGGCGCCCGCGATGGCCTTGGAGTTGGCGGCGATGACGCAGCCCGCGACCGCGACGGCCGTGCGGTAGGTGCGCGAGACGAGCCGGCGCGCGAGGTGGCGCTCCATCCAGATCGCGGCCGAATTCGCCGCGATCGCGATCTTCGCGCGATCGGATTCGATGCCGCCGCGGTCGAGGAACGTGACGGCCTCCTCGAGCGTTGTCGGCACCGATGCCAGCAGGTTGTTCACGCGCCCCTCCGGGTGCGCCGCTGAGCCCGCCCGCCCGGGGCCGCTGTGCCAGGCCCAGCGGAGGACCTTCCTTCGTGCGGCTCGGATAGGGCGGGCTCGGCGGCGGGCGGCTGCGGTAGCTCGGCCGCATCGGCGGGGCCGGAAGCCAAGGAACCATCCCCGCGCTCGACCGCCCAGCCGCCGGAGGCGAGCATCGCTCGGGCCTCGTCGTCCGAGACCTCGACCGTCGCGCCGGGTGCCACGCGGAGCATCCGCGCCCCCAGCTCGACGTTCTGCCAGCCCACCGCGCTCAACTTCAGCATCCGATCCTCCGGTTTGCGGAGCCGCGCGGGGCGGCCGTCCCTGGCCTGCCCCGCGCTCCCCCTTGCGCTCCGCGGCTGCCTAGTTGATCGGCAGCCCGACGCCGGCGCCGACGACCTTGTAGGCGGCCGAGGGCGTGCGCACGGGCTTGAACTGCGAGCGGTAGGTGACGCGGAACGCGATCTGATCGGTCGAGAACGCCCATTCGCGCGACGCCTCGATGTTGGAGAGCCGCACCTCGCCGTCGCGGAACCCGCGGCGATCGAAGCGCAGGAGGCTCGTGCGATCCACCGCCGAGCCATCGTTCACGCCCGCCGCGCCCATCGCCTGCGGGTAGTCGTCGCACACTGCGAGCGGCGAGCCGAGCAGGAAGCCCAGCGTGCCGGTCTGGAGCGCGGACGTGGAGCCGACGCGATCGGCGGTCAGGACCAATGCGTTGTTCCCGTCCTTGAGCGTCAGGAGCTTGGCCCAGCCGATGTAGCTGGTGGCCCAGACGCCGAACTGGCTCGACTTGCCGTACTTGCCCATCTGGCCCATCAGGTCGGTCAACTTCTCGACGACCACGCCGGCCGAGAGATCGACCTGCGCCCCGGTGAGCGTGGCGAAGTAGCGCAAGCCATCCCAGAAGCTCCCCGGGTCGGTCGCCGCGGGCGGCGCCGCGGTGTCGATCGCGGCCGTGAGCTGGCCGTTGAGAATCGCGTCCTCCTTGCCCGCCACGATGCACAGGGTGAGGTCGGCGCGGATCGCCGCGATCAGCGCGACGATCGAATCCTCGAGCAACTCGGAGCCCGTGAGCAGGAGCCCGCCCTGCTTGACGGCCGTGAACGTGAGGTTGAGCGTCGCGAGGTTCTTGCGCGAGATGCCGTTGGTCGGGATCGTGAGATCATCCGCCGTGCCCTCGCCGATCTTCGAGCTCTTGAAGTGGCCGCCCTGGACCGGCCACACATAGGGCGAACGCGGCATCGGGATGGTCGGGATGTAGCTCGCGAGCGTGAAGTCGGGCCGGATGTCCTCGATGAGCGAGATGCCCACGCCGGTCGGCACCCACTCCGCCCCCGCCCCCGCCTCGGCCGTGTCCATCGCGGCCGCGAGTCGCTTCGCCATCGGTTCGTACTGCTTCCAGAGCTTGAGGCCCTGCACGCCACCGGCCTTGGCGTAGGCCGCGGTGCGCGCGCCGCCCAGGCCGAGCATGAAGGCATCGACGATCGCGAGCGTGTCGTGCAGCACCCGGAAGCGCTCGACGAACTTGCGCGTGGGCTCGTCCATCGCCTCCAGATCCTGACGCGAGAGGACCATCGCGTTGTAGTGGCCGCGCGAGAGCTTGCCGCGGAACTCCTCGTCGGGCTCGTGGATGTTCGGGATGCGCGCGAGCGCCTCCTGCCCGACCGACCGGCCGTCCGGCACGGCGCGCGCCGCGTCCTTCGCGATCGCCTCGGCGCGCTGCGCCGCGGTCAGCGCCTCGGCGGTCTGCTCCTTCGCCGCCTTCAGGTCCTCGGCCATCCGCTTGAGCTTCTCGCGCTGCTCGCCCACCGTCTTGGACGTGCTCTGGGCGTAGCTCTGCACGCGGCCCACGAACTTGCCGAGCGCGATCGGGTCCTTGACCAGCTTGGTCTGGAGGTCGGGATCGACCGTGATGAGGTCGGTCGCATCGAGCGTCGCGATCGCCCCCTCGTCCTCGCCGCCCCCGCCGCCCGCGCCATCCAGGTGCATGCCCCGGAGCAGCGGCGAGCCGGCCGCGAAGGTGCCATTGCGGTGCGAGCGCCGCGAGTGCCGCATGACGCGGTTGATGCCGTCGAAATCGTGCTTCTTCATCGTCCGATCCCCCCTGGTTCGCCCGCCATCGGCAGGCATCCATGCCGCCAATCGTTACCGCTCCCCGTGCCCGACTGAGGTGCGGGCGAACCTGTCGTCGTCATCGTTTCCACGTCAACGCTTCGATCGTGCTCGGCGGTGCCGCGGCCTTTGCGAACAGATCCGCGAGCGCCGCAGTCCGGGGCTTCCGTTCGGCGATGAACCGGTCAGCGGCCATCGCCTCGCGCCCGCGCGCGGCGGCCATGAACCAACTGGTGCCCTTGGCCATGCCGGCCCAGACCATCGAGAGCTCGAGGAAGTCCGTCACGCCGCGCACGATCGCCTCGCATTGCTTCCCGTCGTAGCTCTGGAGCGGGACGTGCGCGCACTCCCAGAGGTCGGTCTTGCAGATCGAGCATTCGAGCAGGTCGACCAGGATCTGGACCGAGACCTCGCCGATCGCGCCACCGTCGATGCGCTGCACCAGCTCGGTCGTGAACTCGGTCTGAGGGAACCAGGCCGAGAGCACGGCCCAGGTCGAGCCGTCCGCCCGGCGCAAGCCGTCGCCCGCGAAAACGCGGCCGGCCGGCAGCGAGTCGAATCCGCCGTAGGTGTCGTGGTTCGCGAGCACCGGCCGACCGACCGCGAGCGCGGCGATCTTCAAGACGCCCGGCGTCTCGATCCGGTAGCCGTTCCACATCTGCTGGTCGTTGATCGCATAGACGCCGCGCACGTAGACGTCCGATTCCGCGAGCGGCCGGAGCACCTGCGGCATCCGGTTGATCGCCGCGAGCTGCTCGGCGCTCGCGCCCGAGGGCGGCAGGGCCCCCTCGCCGGGCCCCGAGTTACTGCCCGCGAGCTCGAGCTTCTGCCGCCACTCGAGCGAGAGCTTCTTGGGCTTCATGCGCTCCTCCGCATCCGCAGCGAGCGCGGATGCTTCCAGTTCCAGGCGTTCGAGCAGCGCGGGCAAACCGCCTTCTCGTCGCGCAACATCACGACCACCGTGCACTCGCAGTTCGGGCACGGGAGGAAAGTGCGCGCCGTCTCGGCGATCGCCGCGGGTGCCTGCCGGATCCGATGCGCGCTCATGCCGCCACCAGCTCTCGGATCGTGTGTGGCGCACGGCCATTCGTGCTCGGCGCTGCTGCGCGGAAGTAGCGCGCGAGGCCCGAGAGCGAGACGACCGGCTGCACGATGCACCGACAGTTGATCGTGTTGCCCGGCGCCCCCGATGGATCGCCCGGGTAGAGCAGATCCTCGTCGCCGACGCGGAACGCGCCGTCGATCGCGACCACCTGCCCGTCGGCCTCGCGGTGGGCATCGCGCACCGCATCGTCGTCCACCGTCAACCATTCCTTCTGCTGCACCTCGAGCGCGCGCCAGGCTTCGAGCGCCGCGAAGTTGTAGCCGGGCATAGTCTCAGTGCGCGCGATCGTCGCGGCATTGGCCCGGCGATCGTCGAATACCGAGCGCACGCGGCCCACGAGCGACGGATAGCTCTCCTGCGCGTTGACGCCCTCGGCGAGCGACTCGTGCAGTGCGCGGCGCGTCGTGTCGTTGGTCTGGGTGAGCGCGCGTTCCGACTGCGAGCCGATCCAGAGCGCCACGCGGCCGCTCGCCACGTCGAGCACCAACTCGCGCCTGATCTCAGCGGCCGCCGCCTCGCCGCGCTCGGCGATCAGGGCGGAATAGATGCGCTGGAGCCGGGCCGCGTCCTGCTCGTCGCGCGGGTCGAGCAGTTCGTCGGCGTCGTAGGCCAGACGCATCGCCTGCACATCGACGCCCGCCGCGCGGGCCTGGCGCGAGAGGCGCGCGAGGGCCGCGCGCTCCTGCTCGCTGAAGAAATCGACGAACAGCGATTCGACCCGGCGCTCGTAACGCGCGAGGTCGGCATCGGCCCGGCGCGCCAGCGCCCGGCGCCTTTCCCCGGCCGAGAGCGCGAGCCGCGAGGCGGCCGCGGGCTTGGGCTCGGGCACCGGAGCGGGCGAGGCGGGCGCGGGCGCGCGCGCCGACTCGGTCCCCTCGATGATGACCGCGAAGGGCACGGCGAGCGCGTCCGCCGTGGGGCTCTCGGACCTGGGCAGCCGCAGCCTTTCGAGCGCCTGGTTGACCGTCAGCACCGGCCGCCCGGTCAGCTTCACGATCGATTCGGCCTGCTTGAGCATCGCCTCCTGCAACGGCAGCACGCGCGACAGGTCGGTCTCGCAGACGACGTCGGCGCCGAACCGCGGGCAGAGCCACTCGGTCAGCACGGCGTCGCGCAGCATGACGCGCGGCACGATGCAGTGCTGCCAGTAGATCAGCATGTCGGTCGTGGCGCCCGCATCCGAGAGCCCGCCGCCATCTTTGATCACCATCAACACGGGCGGGATGCCGTAGACGCGGCAGATGTCGGCGTCGGAAAGTGCTGCGGTCTCGAGGAATCGCATCTCCTCCTGCGTCAGGCCGGCGCGCACGAATTCGACGCCCGCGAGGAAGACCGGCTTCTGGCGATTGGCCCCGCCGAAGCGCCGGTCCATCGTCTCCTGCATTTTCTTGACGTCCTTGTCCTCGATCGAGATGCGGTCCTTCACGTTGAACACCATGCCGCCCATCGCGCCGCGCTGGAAGAAGTCGCGCTGCCACTTGGCCATCTCGAAGCGCGTTTCATAGGCCTGGCGCGCGGCCTCGAGCGGCGAGAGCCCGATCGGCGCCGGCTCGAGCGGGTTCCAGTCTGGGTTCGGGTAGCGGAACGGAATGACCTTCTCTGGATCGATCGGCGTGCCGATGCCGAGCTGGCCGAATTCGTAGCGGGCGATGGTGCGGCGCGGGCCGGCGATGACGCGCATCAGGTGGCCGGGCATGACCCACAACTCCCATGCGGCCGGGTCGCGCGGGCGCCCGAAATCTTCGAGGAACAAGTAGCCGTTGCCGTTCTGGTCGCACGACCACTGGCGATCGCGCTCCAGCTCGTAGCCGCTCTGCACCGGATTGGCGCGCGCGATCAGGTCGGCGATGTTGCCGGGCTCGCGCTCGATTTTCTTCCGCGCATTGCCGCGGCCGCGGTGGAACTCGGGCATCACGCTCGCCGTGTCCTGCGAGATGCGGTTGATGCAGCCGTAGATCGTCGGGATCAGCGCCGCGGCCTTCGGGAAGTCGAGCGCATGCTCGCTCTCGGGCCAATAGAAGCCCTCGCGGTATTGCTCCGAGACGTCCGGGAAGCCGCCCGCGGCGGCTGCAACCCGCGCGAGCAACGAGCGCGCGCCCGCGAGCCCGATCACTTGGCCGCCTCGCGGCGCATCGTCGCGTAAACGCGCGCCGCGCAGAAGAAGCCGGCGGCGAGCCCCGCGCCCCAGCGGCCGGCGAGCCACCAGCCGGCGGCGATGCCGAGCGCGTAGGTCGTCAATGCGCGCAGGTCCTCGAGCTTCATCGCGCCCTCAGGATCGGCGGCGCATCGTGGAACGCTGCCGGATCGCGAGTCGGGCGCGCGGTAGCCCCCGCGTAGGCCATCGCGCAGAGCCCGAGCGCCAGCAGCAGCATCGCGGAGCGCGCGCTCATGCCAACACGCCGACGAGCCCGCGGGTAGCGAGCGAATGGTGCACGTAGCGCAGCACGCCGTCGATGCAGTGGTCCTTCTCCTGCTTCGGCAACTGC